CTTTCCAATGGATTTCAGAGACACATTAGAAGACTTGATACTATTGCCTTCTTTGTTTCCCCAAAAAACCATTGTTTCCTTTTTCACTACTTCAAAAATATTGTCATCAATTTTCTTAATAGGGTACAGGATCAAATTAGGCATTTGAGTCTGTCCTTTAAATCTATCCGCATTTTCTTCAGTAATGATGTCGTGTTTCATGCTTACTGCGTGAACCCCGTGTACTGTTCAATTATAAGCTCTCCAGATTCATTTACACGGTCTAGATAATCGACAAGCTGATCTCTGGTCGTATTAACAGATTGTCCTGCTTCACTAAGCATCACATTGAACTTTCCATCCGGGAGACCTTCTGCAAAGAAAACAACAGGCTTATTGATGCCATAAGCATATCCTGCTTCCCAAATAGTACCGAGATCTTTTGCCTCAGTATTGCAAAGAACAAAATCAGCCCACTGAATCTTTTCGCAGTTCACATCAAAGATGCGTTGACGATCTTCTTGAGTTGCATTTGGTTTGAGAACGAAAAAATCCTTTGGACTAAAATACTCATGACCAGTTGCAGTCAAAGCATTCTTCATAAACTCGACTTGATCAACTTGCTTAGGATTGAAAAAAGGTGATGCGATATAAACTTTCATTTTTTCTCCAAAATTATGAAATTCCAATGTAGAAGCCTACGCCTAGGCCTACTGTAAACATAAAGGGTATAAGCACAGAGTATAAAGAATTCTTTCTTTTAGTTTCCTCTAGCTCTATAATAGCAGCCATTAACATAACTCTTAAGATTTCTGGATTTAGATTATCTGGGGGTAACAATGAGCGCTCCTAAATTATGATAGCTTTCATATTCAATATTGTATTTTTTTCCGAGGACTTCTCTCACTATTTTTTGCATCTGTGCTGAGTTTCCTGTGATTATCTTGTAGGGCGGAAAGTTTTGATTCGACCAAGAAATAACCATTTTTCTAGCCCAGTCATGATCAAAACCGTGAAGATCTAGTTCTCGAAGTCTCAAATTTAATTTCCTACGACAAAGATGTTTTCTTAAGTCTTTCTCTTAAAGCATGTCCAACATCAGGTAGCTGAGCACCGAATTCAACTATATCGCGATATAAAAACTCGTCTGATTTTGCAATTGGGTGTAAGTACTGTTCCCAAATAAGAAATTCTTGTTCGCTCATTTCTTTTTCTTTGTTTGACAACAGAACTGCATTTGCTTGGTAAAAGCTTAGCTGTAGATCGATTGAACTATAAATCAGCTCTCGCCTTCTTGACGTGTTTTTATTTGAAAACGGCACTTTATCGACCCATTCGATCTCGATATTCCACTTCAATGTCATTGATCTGTGCTAGCAGTGAGTTCCAATGTTGGCGGAATTTGCTATTTTCACCTGTTTCATCTTCAGGCGGGTTAGTACCGTTAACATCATCTCTTTCAGCCTGATAGATCGTATCATTCGGATGGTATTCAATCTTAGCGTCAGTATCAGCGTCGGGCCAATAAAGGTTCGTTCCGGTTCCGGCTCGAAGATTACGCACGTAGTGCATGGCGGGACCTGTCAGAGTCTTAGTTCCGATAACAGTTGCTGCCTCTGGGATAACCTTGCAAACCTCAAGTGCCATCTTAGCAGCCATCAGATTATCTGCTGCGGGCTGAATTTGCTTATCACATCGCTGCCGAATGAAACCGATCAGGTCTTTCAGATTAAATCGAGCATAGTAAAAGGTTTCGATGGCACGTGGCAGAATGGTCCGGGCATCCATAATACTAATCTCCCTGGTATCGATCATATCTGCGTAAAGCTGCTTACCTGCTTCAACGTGGTCCTTCCAGCGATCATAGATTTCAGGACTGTTTTGAACAGCAGCTGGGACCAAAGCACGACTATGTGATTGCCAGCGATCACCGGTGCATTGAGCAGCAAAAGTGCCGGCTCGATGTCGGATCAAGTGAGTAACGGTCTGGAGATCGATTCCACCAATGAGGAATGTGAAGGACATTGCTTCCATTCCAGCAGGAAGAGCGCGAAACTGCATGACATCTTCAAGAGTCTCAGAAAGCTCGCGCTGAGTGGCATTCAAGGGGTCAGTTTCTTCGGGGGAATCAGCCCAGGTAGCTTTTACATAACGGTATGCGACATTGCGGATTTGCTCGCCAGTAGGACTGTCAACAAGCTCAACACGCAGTGCATCAAGATCGTTAACAAATTCAGTTTCCGGCTTCTCTTCAAACCGAAGAGGCATGGGCAAAGTAACAGGTTCAAGATTGGGGTTTTGAGGCATGCTGTTTATCTCCTATGAAAGCATAAGAAATACTACATCATGTTATCAGATTGTTCAAACTATTTTAGATCTTGTTCCCAAAAAGATCGTTTGACCCAGAGCGCACGATAGAGATCAACAATTACTTTAGCTGCGATATCTCTGATTATCTTTTCGTTGTCTCTTCCCTTGAGTTCTTTTTGCACAAAACTCATTACTTTTTTCTCGAGGTTTTGCCTTAAAAAGTCTCTAATCTCTCTTCTTGCTATGCCCTCAATACGACGAACGTCTGTGTCTGTGAGCGCTTCAAGCATGAGATTAACTGTTTTCTCTCTTGCTTCCTTCACCATTGGATTTTTCGGTTCAGGAGGAGCTTCATACGTAGCCAAGACATGACCCGAGTCTTGCTTCTCACCTTTCTTGACGTTGTGAATGAATACGTCAATACCTTCAAAATCTTTCGAGCTTCTAACCATGTTTTCAACAGCTGCTCTGTTAGGGTCTGAATCTTCATAGAAGTGCATTGTCGAAGGATTGAACTGTTTTGCATAGCCTCTAAATTTAGCAGCTTTGGCCGCCGGAGAAGAAGTGTTTACAGTATCGATGACTTGTAAGTTCACGTTTAGTTTTGAGAGGAAATCTTTAATACCCTGCCTAGCCTCGGGACCCCTGGCAGTAAGAATCGCAGCCGCGGTAACTCCACACTCAACAACATTCTTCAGAATCTCAAAAACTTCAGTTGTCTTGGTTGATCCTGGGTCTACATCATCAAATTCTGAGTAGTCAAACTCTTCTGTGCTTGATAAGGATTCTTCTCCCGTACCAAACTTAACAGCGTACTCGTCGGGAGTAAAAGACCTTTTTCTCTCACCTGATTCTTTGTCTACGACATGAATTACTGAATCTGTTATAGCTACCGTCTCATCAAAATCAAAAACTGCGAAAACATCGCAATCACCCTTAGAAGCGTCCGGAAAAGCTTCGGTCATGACTCTTTTGATCTTGATTTTTCTCATTATATAATTCCTAGACGCTTGGCTGTGTCAACAATATCAGAATGGCGCTGTATGAGATCATTAACTTGTGCGTTTGAATCTCTCACGGGTAAATATGTTCTATTCTTTCCTAAAATCTGGTTTTGATCTTTTTTGTCGACCCATTTTCTCATGTCTTTGAGCAGATCTACAATGTCCTTTCTTAACCCATTGACTCTTACGTTATCGTAGAAGTCAGGATCTTCTTCGATCTTTTTGTCAATTTTTTCTCTGATATCAGAGAGATAGGGAAGGCTATACATAAAAAATCCTCTGCAGAATTAAATATGCCCTATCCGTTAAAGTTTTGTATTACCGCTTCTACCTCATCTCCGCTTTTTACCACAAAGACATTGTCAACACTTTCAAGCTCTGAATTGTACGGTTTTTTCGGTGAAATTACCTTCACACCATGCTTCGCATATTCTCTGGAGTGCTTGGGAGAATCATCTATCGCACAGAATATTGCATTTCCGTCATAATACTTTGATTTTGCTGCCCAAATCATCTTCTCAGGAGAAAAAGATATCCGATGAAACTTCAATCCTGAATTTGAAAGCCACGTGTAAGTATCATACTTGCATGTCTGGTTCCAGTCAGGTCTTGCAGTCAGAACATGAATCCAGTACCCTTTATCATATAAATCATTTACAGCACTGATCATGCTTTGATCTACTGTTAGAGTTCTTAGCATTCTTGCTTCAATAAAGTCTTGAAAGATCAGCTCAGGATTATACTTTTCTCTTGGTATGCCTTCTGTGAAATAGTATTCGCTAGAGTTTACATCAACATTGACTCCGTCTAGAGAATTCAAATAATCAGCATACCCTTCTCTAAAATTTGCTACTACATCGTCGACATCAACAAGTACTACAGGCTGACCTGCCCACTCTTTGTCATTATTGTATTTGATATCTAAGTACGCAGCCTTGTCATCAAAAGCTTCTAAAAACTCATCGGCTGTAAAGCCCCACAAGTTCATAATCGCCAAAAGATAACGAAAACAGTCAATCCCTTCGAACAAGATCGAATTCTTTACAATATCTTTTCTTTCACTTGCGTGATGTTTAAAGTTAATCTCTCTGACAAGGGAAGAAACTTCATTATGAAGAGCGAGCGCAAACTCTTGTGTAAGGCGCTCTTTTTCTTCAAGGGAGAGATTCTCTTGATCAATAAATTTAGAAGAAAAGCTTTTCTGAGTTCTGAACAGATACTCGAGCAGGTTAGTATTCTCCTCTGACCCTGTCCAGATTTCTTCTATTCTTTTCGCAAAATGCGTTAAAAAATTCTTTTGGCTCATAACCCATCAAAATCAACGCTTCCAGCTTATATGTGAAATCGTCAATCATCTCCTCGAGAAACGCATCTCGATCAAATTCTTTGTTCTCAGTGTGCTTGTGAGGCTTCCAGTTCTTAAGATGAAGAAGTGCTTCAAATGCTTCTTCAGTACCTCTGTGAATGATATCACGAATGAACTGCTGTGCCTTCTTATCAGAAGGGTCCACAGGCCACTCAGGTAGAGGCTCTTTGTTCTGGGAAAGCTGTTCCATAAATCTTTCCTGCAGAAAGAAAATGGCATCTAATCTATCAGAAGATGTTTCTGACATCTTACTCAGTCTCGAGATTTAGCGCTTCAGCTTCATCGACCATGCGCTGATCATTCTTAGTCTGGCGTCGAACGAATTCCTCAGACAGCGTCACGGAACTATCTCCTCGCTGAACATTGAGTTCGATCTGACGTAGATGATCTACGATATCAGTTCCAGTCAGCAGAGCACGCTGCAAAGAGCGAGCAACTTCACCGATCACTTCATCATGCAATTTATAAACTTTCTTAGCCATTTATACCTCCTTGGCATTTATGACTAATTGTATTGAATCCGAGCCAAAATGTTTATAAACTTTATCCGCAGTGGTATGTAACTCCGACGAAAGCACGCTTGTAAGGACCGATCTGTTCGCAACGATACTCGGTGGAGTTGAGATCGAAGTCGCAGTCCATCGTGATCTTAGCGACTGTGTAGTTGTGAAGTAGATCGTCGTCTTGCCTCATACCATACCCTGCGAGGTCTGAGGATGTGATATAGTCACCGTTCTCAAGGTTGCCGTTGATATCTGTTACCCACATTGCACCTTCGCCTACAGAGTTAATGATGACGCGGTCGTCGCCTGCAGGCTTATCAACACTTGTTCCCCAAATACCTTGTGTAAAGCTTCGCTCGTCACTGTCTGTATCCTCCACATTAGAGACAACACCAAAGACCCTCTTGTCGTTCGCCACTGAAGAAAGCTCAACTTTAGGCATGGCATCATTGATAGTAATATCATCTTCTCCCATTGAACTGTATTTACCTGTTGAGACAACAATAAGACCGACCTTATCTTCAAAGTCCGCAACTGTTCCCTCCTGCGGGATAGATCTGTGTTGACCTGTGAAGGTGAGCTGGCCGACATCAGTTTGTTTGGCTATATAGCCTCTACCTGCATCTGCATTGTTCCAATATCCATTCACAAGTTCTCCGTCAGTGTCCAGGACGAAATATTGAAAGGTAAGCTTATTGTCAGAATCAAGACCTATGTTCCAACCACCCGATGAGCCGTCTTGATAGAGCCTATCAATCATAATTCTATGCCCGAAATTAGTCCCCGCTTGGCGAATCATAAGAGGAGAAACACAGCCAGACGGCTGATCTGTTACCCTGTTAACGTAAAGCTTATCAATTCTTGTGTCGGCTGTAAAAGAAGCCTCGCCTGTAAAAGAAGCATCTCCAGCACAGCTAAGAGAACCTGGGTGGTTTGGATACCATGGGTGACTGCTGCCGTTAACAATATTAAGCCGTTGTATGGACATTGAACTATCGTGGTCTTGTTCAAAAAGCACCCCATCAGTTCTAAGATTGCCGTATATTCTTGAGCCGTCGCGTATATGAAGAGCTCCGTTGGATGAGAAGAGCACAACATCATCATTATCGACGTCTTTATACCCAACAGTAGAGAATCGACCTAAATCTAGGTATGATCTATTCGCAAACTTAACGTAAGAGCGATGGTCGCCGAATCTATAATAAGTATCATTGCTGTTATTCACAAACAAATTTCGTGTTATTAAGAGGCCATCGTCATCACCCAAAGTCCACTCTTCAGGGTATTTTGACATACCTGGTCCTTCAGGATTTCCAATAAAGATATTAGACTGCGGGTCCATGACAATAGAACCCGTTATCTGGAGCTTAGGACCGTCAGGGCCGCCACCCATGGGACCATAAGTATAAAATCTTGGGTTTGATGGCTGCCCAAATTCAAGATCTGGGAGCCATTGGTCCCGCCCAGACGCTAAGCTAACTCGATCAGTAAAACGAGGGTCAAGGTTGGGGTTAATATGATCAGTGGGCGCCCAGCCGCCACTCATTAATGAATAAGTGGGGTGGAAGCCGGCAGAAATTCCTGGCTCTGTCTGGTAAAAACCGCCTATTTCAATTTTTGGAATCTGTGTGTCATTGGGCATACTGCTTATTATAGATGCTACGAGCCCAGTTCCTTCAGGATTGTGGGTGTTGCTGCCCCCTATAACTGAACCATTGTATCTAAAGTACTGCGTGGGGGCAACAGACCAAGTAGTTGCATCCCCAGGAACATCAATTATTAAACTTCCTGTATGAGTATGCGGATTTTCAAGATTTGACCATCCGGAGTCTCCTGAGCCATCTGCTCCTGCTGGGCCTTGTGGTCCTGCTGGACCTTGTGGGCCTGCTGGACCTTGTGGGCCTGCTGGGCCTTGCGGGCCTGCTGGGCCTTGCGGGCCGACTCCGCCGCCACCCACGACTCTATTATTAACACCATCCTGCTGCACCACAGACGCAGCTTCTTCTCGACGAACCACGCGAACAATGGCACCATCATCTCCTGTCGATTGCAGAAAGATTCTGGTGGTGTTAGTAGTATCAAAGTAAACTGTAACAATTCTTGAGCCTGAAGCACCTGTGAGCTCATCCATGTGAGACCAGACATTGGCGTTATTCATCTGCCAGATGCGAATTGGCACCCGTGAGTAGATAAACATACCTGCGATATTAGCATCATCTGCTACACCGTCAGTAGCTAAGGATGGGCCTGTGAGACCCAAGGTTACTCTATTAACGCCTGCGACTAGATTTGTTGGATTCATTCAAATGCTCCTGTGTGTTTACTGACTGTTACTGCAAGGGCAACATAAACTACATATGAAGCAATTAATTTTAAATCAGATCCTCTCTCGGACCATCTCTTCGGGACGCTCTAAGCCTTTATTAATCGTGTCAATGTCAGGGCCGTACGAAAATCTTAAATAATTTTTAAATTTATTCTACGAAAAACATTCAACCCGCTCACGATCGCCTTATGGAACGTGAGCGGGCTGGATATAAACAGTAAGAAAAATTTGTTAATACTATACTATTTCTGTGATATTAAATCGATATTTCTTACCTGTCTTTCGATTGATAAGGAAGAGATCATCTGAGCCTTCTTGAATGGACCAGTGACCGTTTGTTCCATCGACTTCATTGGCTCTTCCTTCATTGTTCAGATTAATATCTCCCACTAAAAGATTTGGCGTCTTAACTTGGTCACCCTCTGCTTTAATCCAAGTGTCACCGATGTACATCGAGTTAGAGCTTAAGTATAAGTGTCTTATTTTCTTTTCTGCCGTGCCAATATCATATGTAGCGTTAGTATCAGGTATGATATGAGAGTCTAAGTTGCCATTTAGGTAAGCAGCAACATCTGTGTTTGTATAACCGCCTGTACCTGAGACGAATTCAAGCATTGTCCCTGCGTTATTAACTCTTGGATATTTTCCGGCTTGAGCGGCAAATGATGACGGAGTATCTGTTAGATCTAAGAATGAACTTGAGGCAATATGAACTTGATTATTCACACCATCTTGTGCAACATTTGAATCTGCTGTCTCTCTACGAACAGCTCTAACAACAACATTATCTTCCCCTGTCGACTGCAGGAAGATTCTAGTAATCTCAGTGTCATCAAAATAGACTGTCGAGATTCTAGACCCTGCTTCTCCTGTAAGAATGTCTAGCTCAGACCAGACATCAGCATTATTCATCTGCCAGATGCGGATTGGAACCCTTGTAAAGATGAATATGCCCGCGAGGCTGGCATCATTTGCCACACCAGACGTGTTGTTGGCGGGCACTGCAACTCCAAGTGTTAGACGATTCACTCCTGACGCGAGCGTAGTTGGTGTCATTTTTGATCCTCCTTTTTTGTTGTTTTTGGAAATAACACATTCTAATTATTGCCGAGCGGGAGAATAAAAATGAAAAATAATCGTAAACTAAATTCTCTCCTGGACCATCTCTTCGAGACGCGCCAAGCCTTTATTAATAGTCTCCATGTCAGGGCCGTACGAGAATCTCAAATAATTTTTAAATCTTGATCCCGCATTCTTCATTCTTTTCCCTGGATTGACATCAAAGAACTCTCCTGGGACAGCAATCACTTTCTTTTCTAAGCAAGCGTGAAAGAAATCCATGCCAGTGTTTAAGCCCTCAGGTAGTGCTGATACATTTCCCCATAAGTAGAATGATCCACCTGGCTCACAGTCAAATGTTACACCTATTTTTCTGAGTCCATCCATCATGACTTGACGTTTCTGTCTAAACTCTTTCTGAATAGACTGTGTCTCTTGAGTCACAGCTTCAGGCGTTACGAGAGATACTGCTGCTCTTTGAATTGGGCGAGGAGCTCCACCGTCCAAGAAGCTACCAGCGCTATTGATGGACTTAATAACATCTTTGGGACCAACTACCCACCCGATTCTCCACCCTGGATATCTTTGGTTTTTTCCGAGACCGTTAACTATCAATACATTGTCTTTGTTGACATCATTGATGTATTTGCAGCAACTTAGTGTCTCTCCTGATGGGACACCTTCCCAAACATAAGAGCTATAAAACTCATCCATAATCAGAGAGCATCCTGTCTCTCTTCCTGTTTTAATCCATTCTCTGAGGTGTCTTCCAGATATTGTCTTACCTGTAGGGTTGCAAGGATTTGAAACAAGTACTGCGCCCAATCCTCTTCCCTGGATCTCTTTTCTTAAATCTTGGTGAGAAAACGTGTATCCGTTATCAGGGTCAAGCATGATTGGAATAGTGTTAAAACCTTTAAAGGTTGACAAAAGCTCTTCATAGGCTGTGTAATCAGGTAAAAAGTGCCCTAAATTAATAGCGTCAAGAGCGGCAACCACTCGGGTTAAAATAGCTCTACCTCCACCGGCAATTGAGACATTTTCTGCTGTGTATTTAGATTTCTTATTTTTTCGGTAAAGAACATTGTACATGTTCGCGATGGCTTCGCGGAGTTCAAGAAGCCCACCGACAGGTGCATACTCATGATCACCTTCATCGATATCAATGTGGCTAATGCGCTCTAATCCACCCTCTAAGTACCCAGTCTCAGGCTGCCCTTGACCGAAATTACACCAATCAGGATGACCGCGATAGAAGCCTAGCTTCATAGCCGACGATGTTGTAAAAATAACACCAGTTTTTGGAACCTGACGAAACACAGATTTTGTCATAGATACTCTCCGTTAAAGGCACATCTATTAACTATTCTATTTCGACACCTACTTCGACTGAGATTTTCATTTCGGGCATGCCAACGTGATCAACTAGGCCGATTTCTAGGCACTCATCAGCTTCGAGAAACCAGTCTGCTCTTCCGCGCTTGTGAATCTCTTTGAGGAAGTAATCTGGTCTTTTCCCGCAGTTGGATGACATAAGACGCATAATCTTGTTATTCAAGCGATCCGACTCATTAACATCTGCTTTTAGCTCTTCCACTTTTTGGCGACTGCTCATAGAACTAACATCATGAATCATAATAGTTGAGTTGGGCGCAGCATATCGATATCCCTTGGTGCCACAAGAAAGAAGAACAGCTCCGCATGACATAGCCTTGCCTTCTGCGATCGTCATAATTGGAAGTGTTGCACTTTCAATCGTATCAATCATGTTTAAAAGAGAGTATACTGCACCACCGTATGAGGCAATAACTACAGGAATCACAGGCTGCCCAGTATTGTGAGCAGCATTGACTTCATCTCTAAATTTTCTAGCAGCATCCTCATCAAAATTATTGACAGTAATAATGATCGGATTGTATCTTAGCTTGACTTCGCTAATCTTTTCATCTATTTGTATAGTTTTTCTCATTTTGAAAAATCTCCTCAGATATAACTATCCGCACTTTCCATGTCCGCAGGATTTACATGTGACGCATCCTTCTTGATAGATCAAAGATCCTTCCGCGCCACAGTTTTCACAAACTTCTTCGCTTGCTGCTGTACCATCCGCAATATAATTCTTAAGAACTCTTGCAATTACTCGAGAGAAAGATGAGAAATCAGTATCTCTATCCTTCTGAAGTTGTTCAACCATAAAGGAGACTGGCGCGCCGTGACGAAGAGCAAGAGAGATAGTTCTTGTAAAAGCTGAGTGTGTTGGGTTGTCAAACACTTCCACGACATCCTTGATGCAAAACTCATCTGTCGCGTGCCCAAACCTAAGGTCGTACTTAGAGTTCTTTGTCTTTCGAACTCTCTTTGTCAGAGTTCCATCTTTATAGTACCTGGGAATCTCAATCTTATTGGCTAAGCCACCAAAAACCTCGTAGGGCTTGCCATCCATGAGGCCAACAAGAATTGTCCACTTTTCACCTTTGATGGAAGTCTGATGAATATCACAGTCTAGAAGATCAGGACGCTTAGGTGCTGGAGTCTCAGAGAAAGCATCATCATTTGGCTTGGTATCGCTTGAAACAAGAACGCCAGATCGAGAACCATCTCTGTAAACTGTCACACCCTTCAAGCCTTTCTTCCAGCCACGCCAGTAAACTTTTTTCACATCATCAACTGACACATCGTTCGGAAGATTAATAGTCTTGCTAATTGCGTGACACACCCATCGCTGGGCGGCGGCTTGTAAGTCTACAGCAGACTCCCAATTAATTTCATTTGCAGTTGCTTCTGCGTATGGACTATCTTCAATCTCAGTCAGCCCTGTCGCATCCATCCACTGCTTGAACCCATGATGATACACATCAAATTCTTGCCACTTATCTCCGAGATCATCTACAAAATCAGGAGTAGCATCTGGATCGTTTGAGTTTATCTTCTTTCTGCGTGTGTATTTTAGCATGAAAGCAGGCTCAATACCCGATGTTGTCTGGGTAAGCACAGAAACGCTTCCGCAAGGAGCGGTGGTAGTTAATGCAATATTTCTCCTACCGTGATCTCTGTGCAATTCTCGAAGCTCTGGCGCAGCTTCAAAAAGCCTCTCCATAAATGGGTGACCTTCTTCCTTGTCAAAGTCGTAAACAGGGAATGCGCCTCTTTCTGTAGCCATATGACAAGAAGACTCGTAGGATCCGATAGCCAAAGTGCTATAAATTTTCTCAGTCAGCTTGATAGACTTCTTAGAGCCATACTTTGCACCAAGCATAGCCAAGGTGTCTCCGATTCCTGTCACACCCAAACCTGTTCTTCGACCGGCTTGAGCAACCTCTTTAATCTTTCGCCACAAAAGGAGTTCATTTCTTTTGACTTCATCTCCTTCGGGATCAGCTTCAATCTTATTGATTATCTTATCAACACACTCAATCTCAAGATCAATCAGATCGTCCATGAGACGCTGGGCTTTTCCTGCGACCTCTCGGAAAAGGTCGTAATCAAATTCTGCTTTCTTTGTAAAAGCATTATTGACAAAAGAAGTCGTATTCAAAAGAAGTAAGCGGCAGCTATCGTAAGCTGAAAGAGTAATTTCGCTACAAGGATTTGTGCTGATTGTGTGAAAACCATCATCCTTATAAATTTGAGCAGGTGTATAGTTTAGAACATTATCCCAGAAAAGAAGGCCTGGCTCAGCAGATCCGTGTGCAGACTCAATGATCTGATTCCAGATATCTGCAGCTGAAGCTGTTCTGGTGACAACCTTATCATCTCCGGTAGCATCAACAGGGAAACGAAGCTCATAATCTTCATTGTTCTCAACTGCGGTCATAAACTCATCAGATAGCCTGACGGAGATATTCGCACCTGTCACCTTCGATAGATCACGCTTGATATTAATAAAGGTCTCGATGTCTGGGTGATGAATTGAGATAGTGAGCATGAGAGCGCCTCTACGACCTCCCTGCGCCACCTCTCGGCAAGAGTTAGAGAAACGCTCCATGAAAACACCGATGCCATCAGTTGTCTTTGCAGCGTTAGAGGTACGTAAACCGTGCGGGCGGATGGACGAGATATCAAATCCAACACCTCCGCGGCGCTTCATGATCTGAACCTGCTCTTGATCTGTCTTTAAGATTCCACCATAAGAGTCTTGGGGTGAGTCTACAACAAAGCAATTAGACAAAGACTGGATCTGGTGTGTGTTACCGATACCTGACATGGGTGAGCCTTGCGGAACAACATACTTAAAATTCTTGAGAAGATCATAAATCTCATCTTCGCTCATTGGATTAGGATACTTTGCTTCTATTCTAGCAAATTCCTTCGCAATCCTCTTGTGCATCTCATCAGGCGTGGACTCAAGGTAATTTCCTTGATTGTCCTGCAATGCATACTTCGTAGCAAAGACGGAAGCAGCAAGCTCGTCGCCACTAAAATACTCTAAAGACTTCTCAAAAACTTCATTATAATTTGCCATTTTTCTTCCTGGTTATAATTATTTTTTACATTATTGCTTTTCGCTGGTTTTGTTTTCTCTTTTACTGACTTGTTTCCACTTTTGTTGCAAAACCTTTTTTATGTCAGTTTCATTCTTATCTTTTGCTTCTTCAAGAGTCATCTCATCAGCATTTTCAATAACAGAGAACATAGACATAGCAGTGTTTAGCTTGATGGGAAACAGTATTCCGTCTCGACCAGCTCTGTTCTTCGCGATATAAAGCCTGCCTAAGCCGGAAGCTTTTTCAGCAGGCTTTCTTGAGATCGAAACAACAACATCAGCGACTTGAGCTTTTCCGTATGATTCTGACATGTTTTCGAGACCTACAATATCAGAAGATGCGCTATCTCTATTGCTTTGAGAAGCAGTCCAGATCGGGATGTTTTTCTCCATCGCCAAGTTACGAAGATCTTCATAGACTTTTTTAAGCTCATGCCGCATAGATTCATATTGCCGTGATGATCTCATAATATCTGCATAATCGATCACGAGAAGATCAGGAATAAATCCTTTTAAGGAAAGCTTTTCAATGTGCGACCTAAGAGTTTGGACTGTAGCAGTACCTGTTGGATATTCCTTGATTATGATTCTGCCCAAACCTTCCATTTCTGAGTATGCTTCTCTTACTTCTTCAGATCTCTCTGGAACTTCGTTCGATGGAATCATGCAGATGTTTGAATCATACCTTAAGCCTGTTGCGTTTTCGGTAAGTTCAAAAGTGTAGTGAATAACATTCTTACCTTTTTTAACAGCGGCTGCGCCAAGATTAACAAGCATATGTGACTTACCTACACCTGTTGGAGCGGTAATCACACCAATCTCTCCTCGGCCTAAGCCCCCATTTAAGATACCTTTTTGATCCAGCGCTTCAAGTCCTGTGGGGACAGGATGTCGACTAACTCTTACAAAGCGTGCATCCATATCTTCAAAAAGATCGTGACCAATTGAAGGGGTAGTTCCAACAGCGAGGGCACTTCGCATGAGATCCATAACAGAGTCAAACTTATCTGTCTGAATGAGATCTACAGCTTGCTCAAGTGCACCTCTAAAAGCTTGCTTCCTGCAAAAATCGAGAGCTTTGTCCTTGACGTATTCAAGATCACCCATGTCTGGGTTGTGCCTGATTCTTTGTAAGTACTCAATTATTTGGTCACGAAGAACTGTATCATTTCCTGTTTTCAAATCGTCTCGTATAATCGACACAAGCAATTGGAGTGTAGGAAAATCTTTGTATTTTGTGTGGTACTTAAAGTATCTATCGGCCAAAAACTTAAGATATTTCAAGTCAAAGAAATCAACATTAATAACTTCAGACATCTGTTCTGCCCAAAGCCTATCTGTTAACAATCCTTGAACGATTTTTTCTTGGAAGGCCTTGCCGTAACTTCCAAAAGAGACACTCGAATCATCGTAAGACACGTATCTTACTCCTTTTACTTTACGTAAATCATGCTTAATAAGAGGCCTTCGACATCCAAATTTTGAATGCCCATTTTGATCAGCTCTCTCATCAATGTAATCTTATTTCTAGAAGGCTCAAATGTATCTATTATGTGATTGATTTGATCCATTTGGCCTGCCGATAGATTATTCGTATCTAAATATATCAGACGCCAATTTCTTTTCACGATATCAAAATTATCAACTATCTCTCTGTACAGCTTAATTTTCTTATCTGTGTTCGCAGAAGCAGCATCAAAAATTTCCATCAAAGTTGCTTCTTCGCTTGTTGCTAAAATAGGAAATCTCTTAGCGACTGACTTAAACCCTGCACCCTTAATCCCGTCAATGTTATCAGAGCTATCTCCCACCAGGCACTTTGCTAGGCAGTAATTCTCGCAAGATACACCTGTTAAGTCAACGACATCTTCAGCTTCAACAATCTCTTTTTTGCCGAGTCTGTATATTTTAGTTTTATCATTTAGCAACTGGTAGTAATCTTGATCCGATGATATGATGACTTTGTTTTCATCTCGTAAAGCGTACTTACAAAGATAGCCGATGACATCATCGCACTCACAGTCGCCAACATATACTTGACATATAGGTAGTTTCTTAAGCAGGGAGATTAGAGATGCAATCTGGTAATTTTTATTCTTTTCAGAATCAGGTATATCATCCCCATAGAACCTGTTCATTCTTTTGGGCTTTTTACCTTTTTTATACGCGGGATGAATTGATCTTCTTCTAGAAGATCCTCCCCCTTCCCAAACAGCAATAATCTTAGTCGGGGAAAACTTATTACAAACTCCTCGCAAAGTCTTAAGAAACCCTACAGTCCCACCTATATGATGGCCATGCGAAGACATTTTAGGATTTGCCGCATAACATCTAATGAAGATGTTCATGCAGTCTAGTACAAGAACAGTGTCATTCATTTTATTTGCCTGAAGAACCGAATCCCTTGTCAGATCTTTTTGTCGGCCTTACAATATCAGCTTCCATAAATGACGTGGTAGATGACAGCGTTTTAGCATGCACAGCGTAAACAACGATCTGAGCGACGCGATCACCCGTGCTTACGCTATAATCTTCTTTTCCGCCATTGTAAAGAATTGGGCAGATCTCACCCCTGTAGTATGGATCAACAATTCCACCCACAGGAAATACAGAATGCTTAAGTGCTAGTCCTGATCTTCCCTCAATCTTTAGCAGGATCACTTTATGGATATCATTGTCATAGGGAGTTTCGGCAAGAACCAAGCCTGTCTTAATTTGACGAGACTCTCCTGGAGGAATAATGCAATTTTCCACTGCATAAAGGTCCCAGCCCACATCACCGTAATTTTGAGTTGGAATAACCGCCGACGGGTGTGCTTTCTTAACTTTAATATTCAGACTCAATTTAACTCATCCTCAGCAAGATCCATTGCGATAGATCTTACTTCTTCATAAGAATTTGTATCAACTTCTTGATTGTCTTTAAAACGCTTTACAAGAATCTCTTCAAGCATTACTTCAATGTGCTTAGCATACTCAGGGTCATTCAAAAGGTCTTCCATGCCGCTCTTTGTGAATTTTTTCTCAACCTTGACTTCACCTGTTTTGGCGTCAGACACAGTAAGAGTCTTCCAGGCACCGGCACCTTCAACAGAATATGTGTTTCCTTTTGTGGTAACATCAGCTGAAGATCTAAGCAAGTCAGTTATCTGCTCATGCTCTTTGACACCTACGCCGAAGTGAATCTCGAACTGGCAAGACCTAAATGGAGGTGCAACCTTATTCTTGATCGTCTTTGCAGATACATTGATTCCTACGACATCACCCTTCTTGTTCTTGATTGGAGAACCAGCACCCAACTTAATTCGGGTAGAAGAGTGAAAAGGAATTGCCATGCCACCTGGAGTCGTAGTAGGATCTCCGTACATGACACCGATCTTGGTGCGTGTTTGGTTAAGGCATATGAAAAGAGTATTAGTATTTCCAATAACTTGAGTAATCTTTCTCATGCCCCTGGAAATAGAGCGTGCCTGAAGCCCGATCGTATCTTTGTCATAGTCACCTGTCAACTCAGCTTTTGGTGAGGAGGCTGCAACGGAGTCCCAAACAATAGTGATAGGAACATCCTTGTTCAATCCACGCGCTTTTGTAATCGTTGACTCAGCGACCTCAAATACTTCTTCGGTGCACGCAGTCTCAATAAAGACGAAACGCTTAGAAACATCAATTCCAAGCAGCCCTAAGTTCTCAACAGACGTCCCGTTCTCGGTGTCGATGTAAACCACAATACCCCCCATCGCCTGCGTATTGCGGGCGATTTGGAGGGCAATGTGGGACTTACCGATCGAAGGTGGACCAAAGATCTCTACAATTCTTCCGCAAGGAAGACCACCCCTTTTTCGATTAGCAACAATGTAATCAAGTTGGCGAATTCCAGTAGAGACCCAAGCCTTTACGTGTGTTGGAGACTCATCAACGCTGAGATTGTAGGCGATACGACTACCGTGATCCTTGTTAAGAGATTTAATCAAGTCAGAGGTGAAGTCATCAGTCTCTGGGCTCTTTGCAGTCTTTTTTCTCGCCATACGTCACCTCAACCTTCTAGAAGATCGGCAAATGCTTCATCAAGAGAAGTGTATTGCTTACCCTCTTCTTGCGTACTCTTCTGACTGGTGGTTGTGGTATCAGTCGTCGTAGTATTGGTTGTGGTGGTCGTCGTGGTCTGCTCGGTTCCGTCTGAGGAGGATCCATTGAGCCAGTCATTCACCTTCTTCTCAATCTCTTCGTAGGACTCGAGACTATACAGCTCATCGAGGTCCGGAAGACTGTCCAGCAAATTCTGGGTTTGTGTGTCATCATTAGTCAGTTGCGTTTGCTTCCCGCGAGGCATAACTGTAGTGGTGGCCCAATTTTGACCTGGCTGCTTGGTGATGGTAACTTTTACATCACGACCCTCCAAAGGATCGGTGATGTCTCCATAATCGGGATCAAGCATGATAGAAAGCAGATCCTGGTAGACACGCTTACCGAAGGACCAGAGTTGAGTACCCTTGTCTTCTTCACCTCGAACCACAACAGGGGCATAAGCACGCATCTTGGGATACAGGCGCTTACACAGCTCAGCAGACTCAGGGGTACCGTCGTCACGCAGCTTGTTGATCAGCTCCTGGATGGGATCAGGCTTACCGAACTGCTTGGGTGCGAGGATACCGCGATTCTCACCGATGTTGTAGTAGAACCAGCGCTCCTTGAAAGGTTGGCCGTCGGAATCTTTCCACGGCAGCAAGCGAATGGTGTATTCGCCCTCATCGGGACGCCAAAAGATCGAGCTTCTCTTAGGACCGTTCCCAGAGAGCTGTGCGACCTTACGTCGAATTGCATCAAAATCAAGTGCCATTTTTGTCTCCTTATTTCTGGCAGTTTGTATGTAGTAAATTTACACACAAAATCGCAGATGTTCAAGGGAGACTGTAATTATTTTTCGTTTCTTTGGCGGGCCAAGATGCGGGCGTTCAACTTCACGGGACGGCCACCATACATCTTAGCTGTGAACTCCCCGCGAGACTTCAGCGTGGAGGGATGGTTAGACGCACCCAAAGGCAGGGAGTATCCAGCAACGGCAGCGGAACCGGAAAACTCATCCATGTCCTGGCGATCTTCCTCGTTCTCTTCCTCGTCCTCATCCATGAGCTCAACTGAGTAAGCAGCGACATCTGCAGGCATCTTTCTCTTGCGGGCCTCTGTGATCTCATGCTGGATCATCTCTCGGATCAGTTCTCTCAATGCTTGCTCTTCCATGCTTTGCTCCTTAGACTCATGTATACCGGTAGCTCCGATCATGCCTTTGCCCCCGCCTTTCTTGATGTATATGCGCTTCATGGAGGTCTTGTAGTTTCCGGCTTTGCCGGGCGGGCCATCCATCTTCTTGAAGTCTTCCTTGTCTTCGTCGGTGTAGTGGACTAGAGATCCGTCACCCATACGTCCCATGATGGAAGCTGTGTACTGGCCCGTCTGGCCCGTTCGCGGCCACGCTTGGGGTAAGTTTCCTAACCTGTGCGCGTCGGGTGGGGCGATCCGGTGAGAAGTTCCGTGAGCTCCTGTCTGTGCTAGACCGGATCGTCTCTCGTGACCCCTCTTGATGTACTTTGGTTGAAAGCGCTTCTTCATAACGTTGTATAAGTATGCTTCAAGTAGAGAAAGGGTTCATCTCTCTCGATCTGCTGCCATGACCAGTTTGTTAGCAGAAGAGATCACCAGGGCGAGGGTCGGTTCCCGCATGGAGTAGAGTCGTGTGTCGTCTGTGAGTCCGTCGGCCAGAAGAATAGCCAGCCACTCCTCTTGAGTCAAGTCAACCCCAAACTTTTGTAAGAGGTAGAGAGATCTGTGTGTAGCGCGCATGTGTCGAAGTTCTGGATTAAACTTGTAGTTCTCACCGAGCTTATCACGTCGCCAGTCGTTATCCTGGGGTAAGTAGAGGTCTTGATTCTCGTCACCGACTTTTCCAATGAGGCAAAACAGAGAGCACAGGATGATGGACTCCTTCGGGAGTTTAGCATCGTGTGCTTTTACTAATTTGTAAGAAGCGTCAAGAATCTTTAATGCATGATCTAAAAGTCCACCGGGAAAAGAATTGAAATATTCTGTTCTCTCTGAGGATGGGCAAGTTACTAGTCTCTCTTCTATGTGCGTCAAAAGATTGATAACAGCTTGTGATCTGTCACCTAGCTTCTCGCAAAGAGACTTAAACATCTCATAATCTCGCTGCATCTTCTCAATATTCATTTCAATAGTCAATTTACCAACTCTTTCTTAATGTAAAAGTGTGCGTCCAAATTATCTGCCTTGCTACCCACTTCGCACAAGGTGTCTAAAAACTTTACTTCATCGGGAGGACAATCTATAAGAAGCGCATCATGAAGAATGAAAACAGGTCTCATGCTCTTGCCGTGGTCCTCAATAGCTTGAATCATTCTTCGGAACCCTTGCAAGGCAACGTCGACGGCAGTTGACTGGATAAGATTGTTGTATAAGACGTGCTCTGAGTCGTTTCGAACCCGAATATTTCTACCGTAATAATTTTGAATAAATCCTGACGTTGCTTGCTTTGATAGTTCTTCTCTTATTATTTTCGCCCCAAAGAAACTATCGAGACTGTTCATTGTCTCTGCGGGATCTAGCATGGTTCCTGATAAGATATCTTTCACTCTCTTTTGTCCCATACCATATAGCAATGCGATCGTGAGAAGCTTAGCGGATTCTCTGCCAACCCTGTTATCGAGAATGTTATTGGCAACATTGTTGTAGATATCTTTGGGTGGATTATGCCCGATCATTGAAAGAGCAACTCTTGGCTCAAGGCTCGTGTAGTCAAGCTGAACTATTCGTCCTTTATCGAACCTAGAGGTCAAGATAGCACGATGCTCTTTTTTAAGAGTTAAGATTTGTGGACCTTTTCGAATAGTCAATCGTCCTGTATTAGTAGAAGTAAATCCATAAACAGGCCTTTTTGAAAATCCGTCCGTCGGAGAAAAGCTTTGAATAACATTTTTATTAGGTGTTAAAGGATCTGCCATAAGACTTTGATATGAGATGCCATCAATCTTAACAGGTGAGAGTTTCTGGGATGCTCTCTGTGCTTTAATTAGATAGTTTTGATAGTATTCATACTGGTCGCTAGATGAAATTGATCTGGAGCCATCTACGATCCTCTGGATAAACCTTTTAAAAACCTTAGCAGGAACAGCTTGATGCCACGGAATATTCTCTTCAATTCCTGCTACTTTTAATGCGTCAACATATTGTTTTCCTGGAGACAGAACCAGCTCGCTTCCCATTAGCTCACTAACTGTGACAAAAGGATCATGCTCTGAGAATCCTACTGGGAAGCAACTTCCGGGCAAGGCCGCGGTCCACACTATCTCGCCGCTCTCTTTTGAAAGCATGTGCAAGTTTGTACCGAGGACTTTTTTACTGATGCAGACATCCATGCATGTATTATATTGTCAAGAATCAGGGTTTACACTTTATTTTGTGTCATCATCCTTGTTCTTGTCAATGTAATCGATTGCGTTCTTGAGAGTCTTGTATGTGCTTCTATACTTCCCGTCGGCAAGAAGGGACGACATATTCAAGCTTGTCGTAAACCTACCTGGCGAGATGTTGTGTGTGACACCCCTGGCGTAATACAGGTTATCAACGGACGTTCCTGTTTTAAAATCTATGAACATGTTAGTTCTGTATCGTAGGAGAGGACATCCCATAGTTGTCATGCTTAATGAGTTAGGCTTTGTAAAAATTGGTAAACCGTTTGAACCTAGGCCGCTAGCTGATCTTTCGGGATTTCTGCCAGCTTGCGACAAAACAACATTCACAAAATCTTTATTTTGATTAGTTCTGAATGATGCATCAATTATGGCTGACGCTTCGGTGCCGTACTCGATGAAGGGATACTCACCTGCAATTTTCTTTTTTATCGTCTCATAGGGAAGGTCGATGATAAAATCTTGAATATTTCCGTCAACACCTGCTTCTCTAACTACCTTCAAGCCTTTGGGATTTGATTTTATAAGCTCATCTATGAGCCGATTGAGAGTCTTAGCTCGAGCGTCTGGCTTAGACGCGGGTGCATCTTTATTTCTTCCTGCCATAGTATTTTTTATGGCTGCTAAAGTGTTGAGACCTTCCAAAGAAGCATTCAATAGATTCTCATATGGCTCTTGACGACCAGCTTGTGTGTCATAAACGTGTATTCTTAAAATCGTATCTTTTTCTGCAGATTTTCTAGACTCGTTAGCAGTTGGAATTCTTGGGATTGCTTCAAACTCCAAAGCAATTTTAGGAAACATAAAATCTGATGTCTTTTCATTGATAGTTTTGATCTTTTCTTTTTGCGCATCATTTAGCTTCTTTACGTTTGTCTCACCTTTGCCTACGGCTTCAACAACTGACTGTCGTTTTCCATTTACGATCTTTTGATAACCTTCATCAGAACTATCGATTAAATCATATTGAGGAGCTCCGACAAAATTAACAAAATTTGACATAATGAACTTAATAAGCGCCTCTACGGGTATGTCTGCAGTTCTGTGTGCCTGCATAAGATAGTTTACACCTTCTCTAAGGTCGTTTCTATCCATAAGAAACTCTGCAGTTGTTAAGTTACCTGCTGCGTTGAAAACTTGACTACTTGGACGTGATGAGAATGGATAGAAATAAAACTGTACCTCGGAATAGTTTCCAGTCTCAAGAAGAGGATTTCCTACTAACAATCCTAAAACCTTTCCAAGTGAAACATAAGGGACTTCATTAAATTCTATACTAAGGCGTTCTTCCTCTTCTCCTGACAGTGTGGTAGCTTTATAGACTTTTGTGAAACCCTTTTTGACTCCTAAATCAGGAGCTTTTGATAATGCTCCTCCTAAGAAAGGATCTGTTAATTGTGGATTGCTTGTTTCAAAATTATTAAATAGAAGCTTTACAACATCATTAGTTGCGTCTGCTAGCTTATCTCTTTGTCTTTGAAAATTAACCAGCTCTTCTTGAAGTTCTTTTGCGCTAGCGTTATAGTTTTCATTTTTCTTCTTAGACGCTTCCTCAAGTTTGTCAATAACCTTTTGCAATCCTTTTGGATTAAACGCCAATATTGACTTGCCTAGAGCAGAAACATCGACAAGATCAGGTGAGATCTCTTTGCCCACTCCTTTTCGGCCAGCAATTTTTAAAACAGTTTTTTCTATCTTAGAAAGAAGCCTAGACTCATTCTTAAAGTATTCATTATTGTCAATTGAAGTCAGTTCAGCATTTCGATCACCGAGATCTATTATTGATAAGTCAATCTCGACCTCTCCGTTTTGAGTAAATCTTAAGTCACTATTGTAAAGCTTCCATTTACTCTTTCTTCTAAGACTATTTAAAAAGTCTGCATAATCGTTCTTTCCAGAATCTGCATCGGGATGTATCCAGCCATACTCAATAAAAATATGATTTGACCCATAGTTGTCAGGCCTAATTAAAGCTGAAATCTCATGAAGACGAGAACGATCATGAAGAACGATAGAAAGATTTCCTGTTGCTTTCTGATAATAGCCACCTGCAACTGGTTGCAAATTCACAGTAAAGCTTTTAATAGACATAAAGGGCCTGAACTGGTCTAAGATTGGCTCAACCCGCGATCCTCCTGCACCATCGGTTGACGGAATTAAAGTCTGGGGTGTCGTGAACATCTCCATGCCGAAAGTAGAATTTCCTTGGTCGATAAAGCCAGTTTCTTTGAGATTAGAAGGCACGCTCTGCGCAAGGGTTGCATTTGCTGACTTGGCGTCTGGCTTGGATGCTCCTTCAAGAGACTTATACAGGCTAAGAGACAGTGCGCTTCCTTCTCGATCTAAAGCTTTTTCTCCTGTCTCAAAAACGACATCAAGAAAAGGCATGCACCTGGAGAATTCCAGAGTGGGAATACTATTCATGAAAATAGCGATCTCATCAATATTCGAAACGACAGGTGTATAGTTCCCATTGAGAACGTTTACAAAATGCATTTGTCTGCTTCTATCGTTACTCCAGTCAGACTCAGGTATAAATCTTTCAGGTAAGTGAGCAGGTCTTTTCTCTTTTCTAAATTTTATTCTTGGAATGGCGTCTCTAGTTATAAAAACATTGTTTGGATCAGCGACTTCAGGAACTTTGATCTGAGCTTGAAACTTTTCTGGATTTAATTTTTCGTCAAATCCGAAAACAAATTCAAAATCATTTTTTAAATCTCTTAAAAAGTCTTTGTCATTGCTTCCTAGCGAAGTCAGCGAATTTGCAATATCTCTCATAGATCTTGCGCCGTCGGTGTCATAAGTCAACAAATCTTGGACTTGCTTTAGCTTTGAAGTTCCGTCTTTCTCATCATTTGTTATAGCAACTCCAGGCTTAAGCTGAATCCCGCCGGACTGGCCTAGTATTCCGCCGTATCCTGTAGACGCCTTTATCTTCTTGGCAGCCTCTTTCATCTTTCGATGATTGGACCCGCCTATGACGCCTACTTTATTGCTCATCCTACCAGATCTCCGATCTGAGATAAATCAGTTGGTATGCTTAGCTCGGTTCCAGCAGGAACTTGAAGCCCCCACCCGATGTTGCTTGCCGCGGCGATTACCCACCACAACCTAGAATCACCATAAGCTTGACCTGCGACTGTGTCTAACCTTTGGCCTTCTGTCAGTATTCTTGTCTGGAGACTTATCTCACCTCGTCTTACAGCTTGCCTAATCGCATTTACTGCAGTTCCTGTTCCAAAAGCACGACCTGCCAGAATTGTACCATCTCTATTGTATCTACTAATTGCCATCGGTCTTCCTTTACAGCAAGTTTCTTAACAGGACATCAACAACTGCACCAGAATCAATCTGGTTTCTTTTTGCTGCGACTTCGACGGTGTCGCTAATGTAATTAGAATCTCCTGCGAATCGAAGTAACTCAGAAGCGCCCATGGGCCCTGCGTCTTGGAATGCTTCAACTATTTCTGCTGCGCCGCCGACTTGCCTTGTGCCTGCGATTCTGTTAGAAGGATCTCCGACTGGATAGTTCGCGGCTCGGTTGTAACCGGTGTGATCCAAGCCAGGTGCAATGTCGTGAACCGGAGCAAATCGCATCGTAATCTGAGCAGTTTTTGGCGCACGAGCATCTTTTTCAACTTCCCAATTTGTATTGCTGTCAATCCACGTGAAAGTCATAGATTCAATAAAGCCAGCGAGGCCCTTGCCACCTGCTTCTTCGAAAGATTTGACAACTGAGTTGTTTTGTGACTTTAAGAACTCATTCGTACTAAATGCGTACCTGCCGCCCATCGTCCCTGGCATGCCAACTATAAATCCTGCGGCAGCTGCAGAGATATCACCTGCGTTTACAACACCAACTGCCCCCTTAGCAACAAGCGTGGCTGCCCTCACAAGTGCAAGCCCCTCGGCAAAAACCTGTGTTTGTTGAGGTTCTATAATGCAATCAACCCCTCCAAACTCTCCTAATCCTGCAGCAGAAAGAAGATCAGGTGTCCCTTGCAAACTACCGACGTATTTAATTGTTCCATCAACGTTTTTTCTTTCTACGATTCGAGCATAGACATCTTTGAAGGGAAGTTCAAAATTTCCTTGTCCATCAGCGCGAGGTAGAGATCTAACAGCCGGATACGGTATTCGAACAATATCAAATGGAATTAAACCTCTTGTATCGTTTGAAATTGAACTTGGAATTAGTTTAGCATTTCTTACTATTCCACCCAAGACTGTAGGTAAGTCAATTACTGACTGATTGAAATCTTCGGTCCCAAAAGACACTACTACGTCATTTCGCCTCAGCAGAGTTTTAAGCTCAAGTTGAGTGAGTGGGACAGATAAGCCTGTACTTGGATTAAAGTCTGGTGTTCCTAATCCGAAAAGTCGTGATAAATTAAACTTGCTGTAATTGGATCTAATGACATCACCGATTCTCAACCTAATCATTGGCGAAGCGGACATAACCTGAGAAAAAGGCATGATAAACTGCGTGCTTCCGTCAGGACTCTGGACTTTTCTGCCCTTTGTGTATTGAGGATAAAGAAGGGTTGTGAGCTTATTAAGCTTAAACCACATCTCATCAAAGTCTTCTCGAGATGTTGCGACCAAATTAAAAGTAAAGCCAATTGATCTATCTGTGTTTTGATAGATTCTGATTGGATCTGCTCTACCTATTGAAGTT